GCTTTTTTAATGGAGGAATAACAAATGTTTAATCTTAAGATGTTCGACGCAGTTACTTATACCGCAGAACAGGGCAAGGATATCGTCATCCTGCTGCGCCCTATCAGCAAGGCAACTGCACAGGCGGCGGCTCTTATTCCCTTCGGCACGTCCGATACCGAGAGCATTTCCGCTGATTCCGATACTACAGTTACCAAAGATGGTGTGATCAATACTTCCGGAGCCGCATCCGTGGAGCTTTCGAAGGAAGGCCTTATGCACCACAATTCTTCGGATCCGGACGGAACGATCTCTATCGATGACCTGAAGGCAGCTATGAAGAGCAGAGAGAAGGTCGAAGCGTGGGTCGTCAACCTTTCCAGGCCCGGCGCAACGGAAGGCAAATACCTCGGTACCTATTACCAGGGCTATCTCACGTCCTTCGAGACCGAGGCGGCGGCGGAAGATCTTGCCTCTGTATCCATGGATTATGCCGCAGACGGCGTCGGTGCAGATGGCGAATGCACTGTCGACGCGACGACCAGGCAGATCGCGTCCTACGTGTTCACCGACACGACGCAGGGAGCAACCGGAGCAACCGGCGCGACCAGCTGACGACAACTACTATCGAAAACCTTCCCCGGAGCGGTGATGCTTCGGGGATTTTTTCATAAGGGAGGAATTACATGTACACAAGGGAGATCAACGGAAAACTTTGCGAATTCAATTTCGGCCTTGGCTTTGTGCGGGATATCGACAAGCAGAAGCTCGTTGATGGAGATGACAAACAGAAGCACAAGATGGGACTGACTTATGCCATCGCGGGCCTCATGGATTGTGATTTCGAGAAGCTGATCGACTGCCTGGTGATCGGCAGCAAGTACGCTCCTGGTGAAACCCTCAGCCGGGAAGAGATTGAGAAGTGGATGGATTCTGAAGGCTTCGACCTTGAGAAGGAGTGCGAAGACCTGGTCGATTTTTTCGGGAAGTGCAGCTTTACAAGGAAGAAGACAGAGGATCTGAAGCAGGCAGTCAGCAGGGACAGGGAGATCAAGGAAGCGCAGTATCAGGGTCAGCTGGCAGCGGCAAAAGCTGGGACGAGCTGAGGGAAGATATCGCGCTGAACGCTTTCCGTTATCTCGGGTTCACTTCCATGGCGCAGGTCGACCGCCTGGAGCTGCCTGAATACGAGCTCCTGATGAAGGCGGCGGCCCTCAGGCGTGTTGACGAGGAATACCGGACGCATGAGCAGGCCTATCTGACTGTGGCCGCCAAGGCGACCAAGGGCAAAAAGGGCCGGCCGGTGTATAAGACGTTCAAGTCGTTCTTCGACTATGACGCGGCTGTTGAGAAGGTCCGGAACGGTGAGAAACACCATGATGTGATGCAGAAGGTCTCTGCGCTGTTGAAGAGAAAGAAAAAGGAGAAAGAGGAAAATGGCTGAAAGCTATTCTGTTACCGCCATACTCAGCGCGGTGGATAAAAACTTCAGTTCTGTTTTCGGATCGGCGCAGGGAGCAGCTGACAGCCTGGCAAGCAAGCTGAAGAGCGGGCTTGGGTTCGGTGTACTTACCGGGATCGGAATGAAAGCGTTCTCGACACTTACATCCGCGGCATCCGGCTTTACCGGTGAACTGGAAAGTACGTCGGCAGCATGGCAGACATTCGAGAAGAATGCATCTATGAATGGTCACATTGCTAAAGACATTGCGGAGACAAAAGCGGAACTGCAGGATTTTGCCACGAAGACTATTTACAGCGCGTCTGACATGGCGACTACCTACGCGCAGCTGGATGCCGTCGGTATCCAGTCGGCAGAGTCGCTGGTCAAAGGTTTTGGCGGTATTGCATCTGCAGCCGAGAATCCGGCACAGGCGATGAAGACATTGTCTCAGCAGGGCGTGCAGATGGCCGCAAAGCCGAAGGTCGCGTGGCAGGACTTCAAGCTCATGCTGGAACAGACTCCCGCAGGAATTGCGGCCGTCGCCAAACAGATGGGTATGACTACATCCGAAATGGTCAAGGCCGTTCAGGATGGAAAAATAGCAACGAGTGAATTCTTCAAGGCAGTTGAAGAGGTCGGGACAAGCGATGCATTCATGAACATGGCGACGTCGTACAAAACGACCGGCCAGGCGATGGATGGCCTTTCTGAGACAGTTACGAACAAGCTCATGCCAACCTTTGAGAAATTCCAGAAGGTTGGCATAAAGGCCATAGAAGGCGTGATCGGCAGTCTCGAGAATGTCGATGGTGAAGCAATTGCGGGGAAGATCGGATCGGTTCTTGACCTTGCAGTCATCCACTTCAAACGGGCCAAGGTCACGATCGGCAAGACGTGGGGTGAACTCAAAAAATCGTTTGAAGAAGCCGGCATAAAGATGCCGGATTTTAATTACGAATCCGTGAAATCGGTCCTTGACGATGTCAGTAAGAAGTTCCGGCTGTTGAATAAGTTTATTAGGGCACACAGTAAAGAGATAGCCGGTCTTGTAAAGATCCTTCCGACTCTTGCCGGAGCCTTTGCAGCATTAAAGATCGGGCAGAAGTTCGGTCCCGATTTCATAAGCGCAGGCAAGGCGCTTGGCTCTTTTGCCGGTGTTTTTACAAAGACAGTCGGTAAAGGCCAGAAGATGGTCAGTTTTTTTAAGGGGCCATTTGAAAAGATCGGAGGGATCGTCAGCAAAGGTGCCGGAAAGGCCATAGGCGGGGCATCCGGGCTCTTCGATAAGTTCGTCCCATCCGATACTCTTCTGGCGCTGATCAAGTCAAGGGTTCCGCAGATCCTGGGGCCGTTCGGCCAGTTGGGAAGCGGCATCGCAGGAACAGCTGCAAACGCATCAAAGCTGTTTGTCAGTTATATGTCAAAAATGATGTCGCTTGCACTTAAGGTCCTGGCACCCGGCGTCCTGGTCGGTACGGTCCTTGTTGGCCTCGGCCTTCTGTACAAGACATTCCAGACGCAGATCGACGCGACACTGGATATGGTCAAGGAAAAGGGACCGGAGCTGATCACAAATTTTGTGAATGGGATCACCGCAAAGATCCCGGAGCTTATAAGCACAGGCGCCCAGCTTGTAGGTAAGCTCCTTGAAACGATAACTGCCCTTGCTCCTGCGCTGATCAACGGCGGCATTGACCTGATCGCGGCTCTTGCGGGCGGCGTTGCGGCGGCAGCACCGACACTGATACCGCAGGCGGTACTGCTGATCACCACGCTGGCCACAGGCATCATATCGAACATCCCCAGGGTCATTGCGATCGGCATGAACCTTCTGGCAGGGCTTGCGCAGGGCATAGCGAACAGCATGCCTCTCATCGTACAGCAGGCCGGGAACGCGATCGTCGGCTTTGTAAATGGTGTCATTGCATACGGCCCGGTCATCCTGCAGTACGGCGTATCGATACTGAAATCGCTTGTACTGGGCATCATCAGTGCCCTGCCGTACATCGTGGAGGGGGCCAAGGAAGCCGGTAAATGGTTTGTAGATGCGATCATGAGCACGGACTGGCTGAAGGTCGGCTCGGACATCATAAACGGCATCGTCAACGGTGTTAAAAGCGGCTTCACATTCATCAAGGACGCTGTTACAGAGGCCTTCTCGAGTGAAGGAACTGCTGAAGAAGCAGGTGCACAGGTGCAGCAGCAGACAGCGGAAAGCGTAGCTGCCAACACATATGTGCTCACCGACGCTATGAGCACAGCAGGCGATCAAGGACTTCAGGCACTGACTGACAGCCTGACATCCGGAAGCAGTGTTGACGTTTCCGGCATTATGGAGTCGATCGGGATGGAAGGTGTGAATACCTTCACGAACACCATGTCTATGATCGACCTTACCGGGATCGGGACAGAAGCCGCAGGCACAGTGACCACGGAATTTGACACGGGACTTGCTGAGCTGCCCGGAATCACGGATACAGCTGGCTCCGGAGTCATAGGCTCCCTTGAGCAGACTGGCAAGCAGGCGACGACCTCGGCAAAGAATACAACGACAAACGTGATAAAAGCCCTCAGAGCCGGCATAGGTCCGGCAAAGACTGCAGGCAAAGCTGTAGGATCCGGATATGCCGGAGGCATCCGTGGGGAGACCGCAAATGCATCCAGCGCCGGCAGTGCCGTCAAGAACTCCGCATTGAGCGGTATGAGCGGCGGATATGGCAGCGCATACAGCCACGGCTCCAATATCGGACAGGGTCTCGTCGATGGTATGAGGTCCAAGATCGGAGCGGCGTGGGCAGCGGCCAACGAGCTGGCAGCGGCAGCTGACAAAGCGATTCATGCAAGAGCGCAGATCGGTTCTCCTTCCAAGATCACGATCAAATACGGCGGATGGATAGCCGAAGGCCTTGCTGTCGGAATCAAGGATGGCGTGAACGGCGTGGTCAAGCAGGGCAAGGTCCTCATTGACAGGCTGTACAAGCAGATGAAGAAGAGCACGAAGAAGCTCGGGGGCGCCAAGGATGCGGCAAGCACGTATCTGAAGTCGTTCCGGACCGGCCTGCAGAACAAGGCCAAGTCTGATCTTGAGTATGTCGAAAGCAGTCTTAAGAAATACAGAGATATGAACAAGTCGTACAATGCAGCGATCACGTCTCTGATGAAGTCTTATAAGACGGCATACAACAATGAGATCGATAAGATCATCACCAGTGTGAGCACAAAGCTGACGAACCTGGCGAATACTTATCAGACCAAGTACAACAAGATCATCGATGCCCAGAAGGACTTCCGGGACACACTCCGGAGCACAAGCCTTTACTCTGCAGATGATTATGGAAATATTGCATTGGCGAATTTTGCTTCGCAGAACAGGGCTATCAAGCAGTACAGAGACAATATCAACAAGCTGAAAAAACTGCTCCCTGAGAACATGATGGACGAGATCCTGGGCCTTAGCAGGGAGAACGGCCTCGCTTACACAAACGAGCTCCTGAAAAAGTCCAGTAAGTGGATCAAGGCCTACGGCAGGCAGTACAGCGTGGTGATGAATACCAGCTCTAAGGTCGCCGGCAGCTACTATTCCGGAAGGGTGACCGCTCTGCAGAAGAGCTATGCGGAGGATCTCAAGAAGATCTACAGCAATGCCCAAAAGGATATGGACAGCATCGGGAAGAATGTTGTGCAGGGACTGATCAACGGCATGAAGTCTAAGAAAGGCGCGCTGGATTCTACAGGCAAGACTCTTGCCAGGGTCGTCGAAGACGCCTTCAAGAAACAGCTGAAGATCAAGAGTCCTTCCAGGGTGATGACCGATGCAGGGGAAGATACCGGCCAGGGTGTGATCAACGGAATCGAGAACAAGGTCAGGGCGGCGAGAGCTGCCATGACAAAGCTGATCGATGCAACATCACCCGAGGCCGCGATCAGCCGCAGATCCGGGAATATGAACCTCAGTGATGAGTATGATTACAGGTCTGAGGCACATTACACCATCGTAGTTGAATCAACTCTCGATGGCAGGAAAGTCGGAGAAGGCGTGGCGAAATTCGTCAAGCGCAAGAATGACGCTGAAGAAAAGCGTGAGACCAGAAAGAGAGGGAAGACCTGATGTATCGGTTCACTGATACGAATCAGCCTCCGCAGGGCATGAACATGCCAAAAGAAGCGCCGATGATCAACGGCGTGTACCTTGAAGAGATTGTTCCCGGATACAGGACTCTGACCGTCCAGGGACGGGAAGCGATGACTGCTGAAGTGGAAACGCAGTCGGTAGGAAAGCGGGACGGGAGCATATTCCTGTCCCGCAGATATCCGGAAAGAGTGATCAGGATCAGGTATCAGCTGATCAGCAGGACCGCCGTGGACTTTCGGGAGGCATACAACATGCTAGCGGCAGCACTGCATATAAAGAGCGCACTGCTCATTTTTAATGACGAGCCGGATAAGTTCTATACCGGTATCCCCGGACAGCTTGAGGCGGTTGAACCGGGGAAGAATGCAGTGGTTTCTGAGATTGAGTTCATCTGTCCGGATCCGTATAAATACAGCGTTCAGGAATACGAAGAGGAGCCGGCGCAGGATGGAGCATTCCATGTCAACTACGGCGGGACATTCCCGGCCCATCCTTCATTCGTCGTACAGTTCCTCGAAGAGGGAAACACCACTGATGAAGGTCAGTCAAGCACGATCACCGGGAACGGAGACTGCGGGTATATTGCGTTTTATGACGAGGACCAGCACGTGCTGCAGTTCGGAGACCCGGAAGAAGTGGACGGCGAGGTTCAGGAAGCGACTCAGACTCTCCTGGCTGCCAGCCTCAAGTCCAGCAGTGCCTGGACAAATGCGGTGAAGGCTGTCTGGAAGACCAATGACGCAAATGCGGTAATCACTACAGGCGGTACCAAGACAGGCACTGCCGGCATGATCAAATCAAGGACCACCGTCACAGACGCCGCTACTCAGTATTTTACAGGAGCGACGGCATACGGCAGCGGTACCGGCTGGCACGGGCCGGTCATTTCGGCGCTGATTCCGGATGACGCATCCGGTGGATCCGGGGCTGACAACTTCCTCTTCCAGTTCGCTGCCAACTGCTGCGTGGGAGAGACAACAGAGGAAAAGAATGGCGTGGGAGGAATCGCGTGCTACCTGTCTGACGCAAACGGGAACAGGACTCTTGGAGCCAGGATTTACAAGAACCGTTCCGGAACGACGGGATATGTCGATCTTATCGTCGACAAGAAAGTCATGGAGACTGTAGATATCGATATGAGCCTGCGCAGTGTGTATTTTGGCAGGGACAGGGCGGAGACCAGGAAGACGGTCAACGGCAAGGAAGTGGTCCTTCCCGCGATCCGGACAAAGAAGACAGTGAGGATCACGAAGGTAGGGAACACGGTCACGATCGACGCCGGAGGGATCGTACGTACCTACGAGACGGAAAACCTCGCGACGATCACAAGGATTTCTATCCAGTTTCAGGCTTACGGCACGAAGCCGACACTGGCGTGGAACGGTATCTACAGCTGGAAGTTCAACAAGATGTTCTGCGATACATGGAGGGAGGACCCTAATAAGTTTACTGCAAATGACCTCCTGGAGATAGACTGTTCCGATGGGACAGTGCTTCTCAACGGCCTGCCGTCACCGGGCCTTGGCGCACTGAAAAACGACTGGGAAGACTTCGTGCTTATGCCTGGGGACAATGTGATCTCACAGTCCTGCAGTGACTGGTGCGTCTCGCCTCCGGACGTCAAACTGAAATACAGAGAGGTATATCTATGATCGTATACGCAGCAGACAGGGCGATGAACATACTGGGCGTGTCTACTACTGAAAACAGGCGGGGTCTTATCATAGGCAATGACTCCAAAATAGAAGACGTTGAGACCGGTGTAGCGAGCTTTGAGATGACCGTGTACCACACAAAGGAGGGCCGCGCAGCCGCAGAGGCCATGTTTGAGGTGGGGAACTACCTCCTACGGAAAGACGGTTCTGACGAGGGGATGTTTACCATCATTGAAACGGAATCTGATCCGGAAGAAGGAACGATCAGCGTGTATGCGGAAGACGCGGGCCTTGATCTCCTCAATAACGTATGCCCGACCTTCAATGCGGATACTGACAGAGGCATAGTACAGTATGTGGAAGACTGCATAAACGGAACCGGTTTCGAGATCGGAGTCAACACATATGGAACGGATGTGATGACGCTGAAATTCGACGAACAGACTGCGAAAGAGCGGCTGGACGACATTGCTGCAAAGTTCGATGCAGAGATTAATTTCAGCTTCAAAGTTGATGGCATGACGGTCACGAACATGTTCGTCAACATCTACAGGAAGAGAGGGAACGACACAGGGGCTCAGCTCTTGCTCAACCGCGATGTGGCCAACATTAGGGTAACGAAGAATATCGACAAGCTCGCCACGGGTCTGATCGTTGTAGGAGGGACCGAAGAGAATTCCGACATCCCCGTCAACCTCGAAGGATATGAGTACGACGACGGGGATTTTTATGTGTCCGGCAGGAACCTTTATTCCAGGCAGGCACTGAGAAGGTGGGCAAGGTTCCTTCCGCACGAAAAGAAGCAGGCCGAAGGAGTGTCAGCGCATGTAATGCGGGTGTTCCGCTTTGACACCGTCTCCCAGGAACAGCTCTGCCAGGAGGCAATCAAAGAACTGACCGCATTACGGGATCCTGCGGTGAATTACGAGATCGACATCGTCCGGCTTCCGGAAAACGCCGGGATCGGAGATACACTCTACATCATCGACAGGGAAGGTGAACTGTATCTGCAGGGAAGGATACTGAAGCTGGAGACGAGGTGTTCGGAGAGGAAAAAGATTGCCACGCTGGGGATTTTTCTGATCAAGCGGGATGTAATAGCTGAGAGTATCGACAACCTCACTCAGCAGATAAAGGACCAGAAAAAGGAGCTTGAAAAAGAAATTAATAACAGCAAGGTGGTCCGTGTGGTTATTGAGCACTGCCTCGCCACAAACCGTGTCATTCCACCCGGAAGCACGTTCTCAGACATACAGTACACACCATGGTCGGAGCAGCTGCCGGAGTACATCCCGGGCAGGTTTTACTGGGCACGGATCGTGACATATTATGCTGATGGCACAGTCGAGTATGGCGATCCATATTTTGACATGGGTGCACAAGTCACGGCAGAAACTGTGGTAGCAGTGCAGGAAGCGCAGGATGCTGCGGATACCGCTGAGGACATCGCCGAAGCGGCACGGACAGCAGCCGGGCAGAGGCGCAGGGTGTTCAACTCTACACCTGCACCGCCTTACGATCTCAATGACCTGTGGTTCGATGGGCCGCATGGGACGGTCTTTCTCTGCACGAACGCAAAAGCCGAAGGGCAGTCATACGCGCTTTCGGACTGGACATCATACGCTACGGATGTGTCCAATCACTTCTGGTATGACCAGAGCGGAGCGCACGTGGCGGAGGTGCCGGGGGACGTAACGACTGGTGCGAGTCAGACGATCGCCAGCAACGGCACTGTAATGATGCGAAACGGGAAGGTGATCACAAGCTGGACCGGGACAGATAAAAACAGCGCGGCCATCAACTTTTACGACCTGAACAGTTCAGTCGCGCGCGCCTCAGATCTCATAGCATCATACGGAAAGGAAGGTATCACTCACTATATCAACAATATCGTCTGCCAGGCGCTGACAGCATCGGGGCTGTCTTTTTACACTCCCGATGAATATAACTACCCCGAGGCTATCTTTGGGTCAGCCGGGGTGATCCTTTACGCCCTTGGTAAAGCTGCTATGCAGTTAAACTCGGGGAGCATGAAGTTCTACGATACTAATGGGATTACGGAAATCGCAGAATTTGGCTCTCAAAGTGCTCAGATCGGCAAGAATGGTACGCGTCATACGACCATCGATACCGATGGAATGAGAGTGTATAGCGATGGAACTAACCTGATCGCAAATCTTGGTTACGGATACGGTGAGGAC